CCTTATCAACAGCAGTAGCATTTTCTGTCCAAGCTACATGATCTCCATCTATAGTGGTTCGCACACCCTTTACAATATCTATATCTGCAAGTAAAGCTAACTCATTATCTGTATTAGCTTCTCTAATGTATATTCTTCCACCAGATATTCTGCCGGGATATGCAACATCAGCATATACAGAAACTCTCATAGACTTACCTGCTGTTTGTGAATGATTAAATGCCGCTATAGTAGCCGCACCGTTTCCCATTCTAACAGGAACAGACTCTTGATTTCCATCATATAAAAAACTTTGATAAAATTCGTATGTCAACCCTTCCCAGTCACCATCCGCTGTACCATCACTAACACCAATATTAAAACCTACTCCTCTTCTTAATATAGGAGTTTCGTTATCTGAGTAGCTGTCTGACCCTACACCACCATAATTTCTTTCGTATTGAACATTAGCCGCTAAACCAGCCGCAGGCTTTGTACAAAATAATATTTCCGTTGGTCTAGCATCGTAATCCGTGTTAATCGTTACCAATTCACCAGCAAAATTTTGATCTAAGACATCATTAGTTCCATCGTCAAACACAAAAGAGTTAGAAGTTGCGTTCACAGAGCCATCTAATAATAAAGCAGTGTCACTTGCATTTCTTAGCTTTCTAGCCACTCCTCTTGATTTATTACTAGCCTCAAGAAAGTATGCACCTGCTGTGTCAGCCGCATGGGTTGTATGACCAAAAGCTATTGTAAGGTTAGCACTATTTGTTTCTGGTGATCTTAAAACGCTAGAGTGCTCTTGCCATTCTGCAAAAGTCAAACCTAAATTGTGATTGAATTGATTTCTTTGTATGTATCCAAACCATTTTATAATACTTGTATTAGTAGTCTCTGTATCGCATACTCGTAAAACCTCATCTACAAAATGATATATATATTTAGCACCATTTATACCTGCTAGCGTTGGGTTTATTTTTCTGCTAGTCCAGCCATTGCCTGTTTGGGTGTAATCTGTAGTGGCATTATTAGACCAAACATCTACACCAGCCGCATTTGCACTTGTTCCTCTTTTTCCCAATGCACACATTTTATCACCGGTAGATCGAATGACTCGTATAGTAGGATTAACAGCGGTATCGTCTTCATTAGTAATGCCAGTTCCTTTTAGTACATAGTATACATCTCTATCACCAAAGGTTAAGGTTGTTCCTCCAGAAACATTCGATAATGTCGCCTCTGATATTTCAAAAGTAGCAGGATCACTTGTTTGAGTCACGGAAGCAACAACTGTTCCAGCTTTTATATTGGTTCCACTCACAGACATACCAGCAGTTATATTTGTATTGGCCCCATCCATTATAATTGTTGTCGTTGGGGTAGGTAATGCAGTAGACCTCGTATTGTCTGTAAATGTGCTACCTAAACCAGAACCACTATTTAAGTTGTCTACAACCTGAGCAACTAAAAAAATACCATTGTTTTCTTCTGTACCTGTAATCTTTACTAAATCACCAACCTTAATTAGACTACTGGTAAATATAGTACTTATGGTAGAGGTTACACCGCCTACTAGCTTTAGATATGAAGTTGAAGGTATTGGCATCTATAAACCACTTCCTTGCTCCGGTGCTTGGGTGTTACCATCTGGGTTTGTAGCCACCTGAACAAAAGCTATGTTACCGTCACTCGTACCAACAGTTAATGTTGTGCCACTTTTAGTTTCTGTTATAGTTTGATCTGCATCTTTACTATGATCTGATTCAAAATAAAACAAACCAAAGCCACCTAAAACTGTGCTACTTACAGATGGAATATATTGAGTTAAGTTTGTAGAACCATCAGAGTCTTCAATGTGATTATACAAGCCACCAGCAGTTTTTATTTTTCCCAATGCATCAATAGACATATTCTTAATAAATGGGTATTGCCTGTCTGGCAAGTCTCTAGGGTCTTTACGGTTATTCATACCACCAGACCAATCATTTATTTTGTATATCTGCTTAGGCATTACTTACCTTTAAATACGCCTTCTAGCATATCTGTCATTACATCAACCAACTTCTCGAAAAGCTCCTGCTCTTTTTCTTCGTTTATCCAAGGTATATTTACCTTTTCGTTAATTTTTGTAGCTAAATTTTTTGTGAACTCATCAGATGCTAAATGCTTTAATGCTTCTTCTTGCATCTTATCTGCCTGCTCCTCAGCAAGCTTTACTAACATTGACTTAATATCCATTTAATCTTCCTTTATTTTCTTGGTTTTTAAATACAAATAATAAATTTGCACTGCAAACATTACACACATTAAAACACCAGACAATAAATCTGTCCAGTATACAACTCCTAAGCTTGTACTTAGTCCAGTTACTTTTAAACTATCCATTAGTGTTTACCGTTTATCCTGCTAAGGGAACCATCTATTCTAGATACTTGGTTATCTAAGTCGTTTATCTCTTTTGTTAAAGCATCAAACTTGCGATCTAGTTTATCATCTGATTGGTTCCACCTGTTAATGAGTTTTATAATCATGCCTTCCATATTCTGCAATGTTTCTGACTGGCCTTTATTTTCAATCTTTAAATTCTCTAACTGCTCTTGTTGTCTTGCACTTTTGTTTGACAATGATATGACCAAATATACGAACATAGCACCGACCACTCCTATCATTCCTGCTTCACCGTAGATGGCCAAAAAGTCCATTGTTACTCCCTAATGCATTTTAAAAATTGTTTAATTATTCTTTTGGTAATTTGCTTATTACCTTGATTTCTTGCAAGCATTACAAGAGCCCTTTCTCTAATTACTGACTCTTGTAACTCACTCATTTCTTTTTACGCTTACCCCAGCTTAATGGATTGATGTTAAATTCTTTTTCATAGAAAGCTACTTTCTCTGCCAACTCTTCTCGCTCAGCCCTTTCTTCCATGATGTGTTTACTAAGCAAATCCCCAATCTGTTCATTTGCAATAATAACATTATCTTCAAGTTTTGCAATCCTAGTTTCAATTTGCCAATAGCCATAGACCAACATACCGATAAGGACTGCAATCTGACCCAACCATTTAAGGTTAATGCTAACAATGGCATTATCATCAAGAATAGCAGTCCTATAACTTCTAGCGGTATCTGGCTTTGCACTCACTGTACCTCTATCTCTTCCAGTCTTTGATGCTTATAACACCAATTACCATAATCGCTGATGCGACCATGAAACCAATGAACCACAGAATCAGCATCAACTATCTCCGTGAATACTGTATTCATATCGGTATCTTCCGAGTCGAGTGGTATATTTGCTACCACCCAACCTTGGCTTCCGCACCCTGTAAACAACAGGAATATCATAAGACGTATTAGTGTTTTCATAGAGTACGATAAAATCTCCGTTACTTAGTTTCTTGACCTGATTCTTCACTTTGCTTGTCCACGCTAGCCTGCAATGCATCTACAAAAGCCTGTTTACCAAACCTTAATTGTTGAAGATTAAACTCAGAAGATTGTATCTTTCTTTCTAAATCCGCAACATGATTAATCATTACTTTCTGCTCGTCAGATAGTTCTGATTCTTTATACTCCTTATCAAAAAGAGTAATTACGTTTTCTTTAGGCATTTCTTTTTCTTTTTTTGCCATTAGTAACTCCTTGTTTTGTTAATTAAAGTTTTTTATAGTCAGCTATAGCCGCTTTTAATCCATCAGATTGTGCTTTTGCGTTTGCCATGTCAGCATCATATCTTGCTTTTTCAGATTCTAACTGCGATAAAGAATATTCTCTTTCACTATCAGCTAGTGCCTCACCGCTTTCAGCATCCCATCTCTTTTGCACTAAAGCAATATATGATTCTTTTACTGCTTCTTTCTTTTTTTGTACTACCTTGCCCTTGCTATCTTTTACTTCTTCTTGAGCTGGTTGCAACTCTCTTTCTTTGCTTTTAAAATCGGCTGTTTTGCCTTTCTTATCAGCGTATTTTGCCCAATTCATTATGAGACTCCTTAACCGTTTAATTCAGCGTATTTAGCTTTAGCTTTAGTTAGCAATGCAGACTTAGCATCGTCTTCTTTATATTCTACGCTATGTTTACTTAAATATTGCTGTAGCTGTGCTTTACTCCAAGCATCTTTTGGTTCACTACTTGGATGTCCATTTTGAGAAACAAACCATTCTTCTTTTTCTGCGTCTCCCCACAATGCTTCAGCTATCTTTTTTACCTTTGCATCCTGTCCTTCTAAAATAGAATCTGGATGAATTACATGACGATGATAAGATGTACTTCCTATTTGACTATCATCATCCATTACTTTTGTAGCTGTCCTCACTTGTATTGAGTATTCGCCAACTATTTCAATTTTGTCTACAGCGACCTTTTTTTCTAATGCCATATTTGACTCCTTTTTAATTCCACTTAATTATCCAATTAAGCAACCATATATGTTATTGTAAATCCTACAAACCAAGTCCCATCAACTTCTGCATGAGTTAATTGAGTTACATCACCTCCATCATTAGGTGTGACAAATATTGTTACAAAAGAATTTCCACCTTGAGCTCTAATTACAGGAGTTCCATTTATTGCTGTTCCTGTTCCTCCAAGCTGACAAGCACCATACGCTAAATCTGAACTATCATTTTCTTGTGCACAGGCAAATGGAACAGATATTTGAATATTGCCATCAATTGAAGAATCTGAAGTAATATATAATAGTCCTGTTACTGTACAATTACGACCAACTCTCGTATAAGCAAGCTCATTAAAACTTCCATTCAATCCCATACTTCCACTTGTTGAGCCTGTAATACTTGGCTCATGTGAACCTTCTTCATAAACTAAACCATCGTCATCAGTAGGAGCATTTTCTATACTTGCACCAGATACAGTTCCATGTAAATCATTGCCAGATTTATCAAACCATTTATCAGATGCTATTCCACTACCATCGTATTCAGCTACTGCACCGATTGGTACAAGTTCCATAACTATCG